ACGCGATAACCGATCCGGACACGCAGCAGATCACGGTGATGAAGTCGGCCCGGGTCGGCTACACCAAGTGTCTTGACCATGTGCTCGGCTATTACATCCACCAGGATCCGTCCCCGGTGCTGATGGTGCAGCCGCGCGATACCGATGCCGAGGATTACTCGCGCACCGAGGTGGCGCCGATGCTGCGCGACACGCCGGTGCTGGCTGAGATCGCCGGGAATATCAAACAGCACGATCCGCATCAGCGGCTCAGCAAGCGGGTATTTCGCAACGGCGCGTCGATTGCATTCGTCGGGGCCAATTCCCCGGCCGGGTTCCGGCGCATCACGGCGCGGATCATTTGCTTTGACGAGATCGACGGTTATCCGCCCGAGGGCGCTGGCAAGGAGGGCGATCAGATCGCGCTCGGGACCAAGCGATCCGAGACGTTCTGGAACCGCAAGATTATCCTTGGCAGTACGCCGACGTTCAAGGATACGTCGCGGATCGAGCGGGCGTATGAGGCCAGCGACAAGCGCCGCTATTATGTGCCGTGTCCGCAGTGTGGGCACATGCAGACGCTGCGGTGGGAAAACCTACGCTGGGATCGGACCGCGGGCGGTGGGCACGTGCCGGATACGGCGCACTTCGTCTGCGAGCAGTCGGGCTGCATTATTGAAGAGCGGCACAAGCAGAAGATGATTGGCGGCGGCGAGTGGCGGGCCGCGGCGCCGTTCAAGGGTCATGCCGGCTTTCACATCTGGGCGGCGTACAGTTTGTGGCCAAATGCGTGTTGGGCAAACCTAGTTCGCGATTTCCTGCGCGCCCGAAAAGACCCGATTATGCTTCGGACCTTCGTCAACACCATTCTCGGCGAGACTTGGGAAGAGACCGCCGAGACGGTCGACGGCCATGCCTTGTTGGGGCGCGGCGAGAACTACGGGCCGGACTCGATTCCGCCGCAGGTGCGGTTTCTGACCGCCGGGGTGGACACCCAGGGCGATCGGCTTGAGATCCAGGTGGTCGGCTGGGGCCGTGATGAGGAGTCTTGGGTCTGCGACTACGAAGTCCTGGTCGGCGATCCGGCGCAGCCGCGGGTGTGGTCGGATTTGGACGCGCTGTTGCTGCGGTCCTATCATGACGCCGACCGGCGTGAGCTGCGCATTCAATCGGTCTGCGTCGACGCGCTCGGCCATCACGGCAACCAAGTCCAAATGTTTTGCGATGCGCGGCGGGCGCGGCGGGTGTTTGCGATCGCCGGCGCGCCGGGTTCGCGGCCGATCTGGCCGAAGCGGGCAAGCGACACCAAGGCGCACAAGAAGATCTGGTTGATCGGCGTCGATACCGCGAAAGACGTGCTGTATGGGCGTTTGCGAATCAGTCAGAAAGGCCCCGGATTCATCCATTTTCCCGCCGGAAACACGTTTAATTCGACTTATTTCGAGCAATTGACCGCAGAACGGGTGATCACGCAATTCCGTCTGGGACGCCCGCAACGCAAGTGGGAGCTACCTTCGGGCAAGCGGAATGAGGCGTTAGACACGTATGTCTATGCGTTGGCGGCACGTATGAGCATGCCAGCGCGGCTTGATTTCAGCGAACCGACGGTTCCCGCGCATCCAGCGCAGGTCGAGTTGCGTGAGATCGAGCAAGCGCGCCCCAACGAGGACGTGCACAGCCATGCCGCCGAGATCGCCGCGCAGGCGCCGCGCATCGTTCACGAAGCATGGGAACAGCCCAAATGGCTTTCCCGGCGCGGACGCGGTTGGTTTGAGAAAGATTGAGAAGCGGCCCCAGACTGAGCCGGGCCGGGGCCGCTCTCTTCCCCTCCGGGGGCGGGGTGCCTCCGAGGGGACTGCAAGGGTGCGTTATCGCGGCAGGCCGCGTCAACAAAAATCGGATCATCGCAATGGCAGAAGACAGCAATCCATGGGCGCCGGTTAAGGCCGCAGCCGAGCAGTTGAAAGATGCGCTCAACACGGTTGCGCATACATCGCCCGCCGACGTGGGGCACAATATCGCCAGCGGCACCAGCTTTGTCGTGCATGGAACGCTCAACACGCTCGATCACTTCATCTCTTGGGTAAATACAAAGGTTTAGGGCAATGCCGCTGACGCTCGTCCCGACTAGCTGGAATACCGGTCTGCTGGGCGCCCTGGAAACGGCGATCGCATCGGGGGCGACCTCGGTTTCCTATGAAGGCAAAACGGTTCAGTACCGCACGCTCGATGAGATGCTAAGGGTGCGTAACATCATGCAAATCGCGCTCGGGCTGATTACGCCGCCGTCGACGACGATCCTGGCTGGGCATTACCGCGGCTATCCCGGATTCGGATCGGTGGCGTCGCAAACGCTGCCGTTCGGGATTGGGTTTGAAGAAGGCGAGGTCGTCGGATGAGCGACGAGGCTTGGTTCCATAGCGCCGACGAGCGTCAGGCGATGGTCGAGGCCGAACAGGTCGGCGCGGCCATCGATCGGGTTGGCCCGCGCTATCTGCTGCGGCGGCTGGCCGGGGCTGATGATGCGCAGCACTTCGAGGATATCGAGACGCTGCGCGCGGAAGTTCGCGCTCGGCTGAAGCAGCGATTGGCCGAACGTGGGGAACCGGAGCAATCGCCCCCGCAGTCGGAACCGCCGCCGGTCGAGCAGGACGTGTTCGAAGAGGATGACGACGACGACGAAACGCCTCGGCATCCTGCGCAACGCCCGCCGGTTGCGCGGCGGCGGAGGTAACGATGGCGTTCTGGGCATGGTCTTCGGATGAAATCCGCTCGGCCTATTCGCTCTCCGAGCAGGGCGAGTTTCTGGTCATCGCGCCCGGGGCGCCCAACACGTACAGTTCGATCCTGGCCAAAGACAAAAAGACCGTGGTGCTGGCGCCGGGCACCAACTTGAGCGCGCTTAAAACGCACGCCAAGCAGGTCGAGAAAAACCTTCAGTAGACGGTTTCACAGTGAACGTCGTCGACAAGGTCGTGAATTATTTTGCGCCGCAGACCGGAATGGCGCGGGCGCGGGCGCGGATGGGCACGCGCATTTACGAGGGCGCTTCGGTTGGCCGCCGCTCATCGTCCTGGCGGGCGCTGCACACATCGGCCAATGCTGAGCTCCAGCTTGCCATTCAGCCGCTGCGCGATCGCTCGCGCGATCTGGTGCGCAATACGCCATGGGCGGCGCGGGCGCTGAAGATCCTGGGCGCGCATGCCATCGGTTCCGGCATCAAGCCGTCACCGATGACCGGGTCGGACGGGCTCGATCGGCGGGTGCTGGACATTTGGAACGATTGGCAAGCTCAGTGCGATATCGGCGGCCGGCTATCGTTCTACGGCATGCAGCACTTGGCGCTGCGCGGCATGTGCGAGTCGGGCGATGCGGTGGTGCGGATGATCGACCGGCCGGTAATTGGCGATCGTCCCGGGTTGCCGATGAAATTGCAATTGCTCGAGGCCGATTACATCGATCATTTCCGCGACGGGGTGTACGGCGACGCGTCGAAGTATGGCGTGATCCGGTCGCGCATGGGCGTCGGGCTCGGTGAATACGACGCATTCATGGGTCTGTGGCTCTGGGCGTACCACCCCGGCGAAATCACCTCAATCAACATGGTGCCGCTGCTGTCGACGTTTCAGCCGGGCGACAACCTGATTTTGCTGTTTGAACCATTGCGGCCGGGTCAAGTGCGCGGCGTGCCGTGGTTTGCGCCGGTGTTGACGACGGCGCGCGACATGTCGGACTTCGTCGACGCGGTGAACATGAAGGCGAAGGTCGAGGCGTGCTTCTCGGCGTTTGTGCAGAATGACGATCCGACCTTGCCGTTGTTCGATCCGGCGCAGAGCGCGTACGCCAATATCGGAGACCAGGATAATCCGAATGCCACGGTGTCGACGCTCGAGCCGGGCATGATCAAGGAACTGCGCACCGGGCAATCGATCACGTTTGCGCAACCGACCAGCAACACCCAGGCCGAACCGATGTTGCTGTTCAACCTGATGTCGATCGCGGCCGGGCTCGGCATCACCTATGACCAGATCCAGGGTGATCTTCGGCAAGCGAATTACAGTTCATTGCGGGCCGGCAAGATCGAATTCCGCAGCATGATCCAATCGCTGCAGGATCTGATTCTAATTCCGAACCTATGTCAGAGAGTTTGGGACAGGTTCATCAGTCGCGCCGTGCTGGCTGGCTATCTGCGCCCGCGGCAGTCGGGCTACCCGGTCGAGTGGGTGACGCCGGCATGGCAGCCGGTCGATCCGCAGAAGGATCTCGACGCCGATGTGCGCGCGGTGCGCGCCGGGCAGATGACGCCGCAACAATTTATTATGGCAAACGGCGGGGACTGGGAAAGAAACATGAAGGAGTTTGAAAGCTTCTTCTTGCAAGCGGATAAACATGGATTGGTGTTCGACATCGATCCCAGGAAGGTGGATATCCATGGCCGCCAGCCGTCGTCCAAATCGCCGGGGCAGCAAACAGCCGTCGACGACTTCGCAGCGGAAAAAGAAGACGACGCCGACGCCGCCGACCGCAACAAAGAAGACGCCTAAACCGAAGCGGAGCGAATTGCCGCCGGTCAATACGGACGTCCAGATCCCGCCGCCGGATTCCGAAATTCAGTAAGAGAAGAAGTCGCGACTCTGCTGCGGTTCCTCGCGCCGGTCAATCACTTCTGAACATAACAGGAATAGGAGGCTGCCATCCCGTGGCTAGCCAGCGATGCTGCTGCGCACAACTCTAAGACGAAGGATAAGCCGCACCTGCAGCAGGTGTGGTCCAAGGCGGCGAATGCTGCGCTGAAGGAATATGGCGACGAGGGCAAGGCAATTGCCGTCGCCAACAATGCCGTTGACCAGGCAGCCGAGAAGGGCGGCCGTACGCGCGATGTGCAGGTGCTGACCGGCAACGGGCCGCCGGACCGCGCCACGCGGTTCGTTGATGTATCGCCGTTGTCCTATTCGTCTACGGATCGCTCGGTCGAGGCCGTCCTATCAGTCGGCGCCGCGGTGCGACGGCCGTTCGGTATGGAAGTTCTCGAGATTTCGCCGCGGGCGATTGATTTGAAGCGCGCCCAGAACGGCGGCATCCCTTTGCTTGATTCGCATTCGGTCGGCGGCATCGACAACATTCTGGGGCGGGTCTCTGACGTCTGGATCGACAACAATCAACTCTGCGGCCGGCTGCGCTTTGCCGAAACGCCGAAAGGCAGCATGGCGCAGGGGATGGTCGAGCGCGGCGAAGTGAAGGGCATTTCGATCGGCTATCGGGTCGATGAATGGAACATCACCGATGCGGACGGCCGCAACATCGATCCGACCTTCGTGCGTTGGGATGACGATAGTTTGACCTACACCGGCCAGCGCTGGGAATTGCTTGAAGCATCATTGGTTTCTGTACCGGCGGACCACATGGCCGCCGTTCGAAGTAGCGGGGCAAACACCCCGACGCCTAGCGAGCGCAAACACGCTGCGCGGCAAACCCCACCCGAACATCAGGAGACGAAAATGGCTTTGCCCCGTGGCGAAATGGCCGACCTTGGCGACAAGAATGAAGGCAACGAAAATCAGAACCTCGCCGAGCATTCCTATACGGCGGATCACGAGGTCAACGAGACCAAGTTCGGCCGCCAGACCAAGGACGAGAAGGACTGGGACAAGGGGTTCGACGAGGACAAGAAGCGCGATGAGGGCGAAGATCCCGACGAGATGAAGGGCAAGAAGCGTCAGTTCCCCAATCAGGACGACGATGACGAGGACGACGATGATGACGACAAGAAGAAAAAGAAGGGTCGCGCATCGGACAAGGATATGGAATTGCCGCCGGTCGTGACCAGCAAGTCGGGCGGGCGCGCGGCGATGGTCGAGATTGCGCAGATCGGCGATCAGTTTCGCGTGCTCGGCGTTCAAATCGATGTGGCCGACGCGATCTCGCGCGGCCTGCGCCCGGATCAGGTGCGCAAGTCGGCGCTCAATCGCTTGGCGCAGCGCTCCGGCAATGGCGGGCCGCCCTACGCCGGGACCAGCATGCAGGTGGTGCGCGACGAGCGCGAGGGCCGGGCCGAGGCGATGGAGGTGGCGATGGTGCGCCGCATTCTCGAATCGGGCGGCGGCGGCGCGGCAATCGGCTATGAGCCGAAGAACAAGGCGCACAAGCAGTTCGTCGAGCGCTACCGGGCGCAGAGCGAGCAATATATGGACCTTGGCATGGTCGGCATCGCCGCCGCGTGCATCGATTGGAAGCCGCGCCATCGCGGCGGGTTTATCACCGCGGCGGATTCGTTCGGCATCATCGAGCGCGCGTTCAACACCACGTCGGATTTCCCGAACATCTTCCAGAACGTGCTCAACAAGAGTTTGCTGGCTCGCTACGAACTGCACATGCCGACCTATCGCGAGCTCAGCGTGGAACGGCCGTTCAACGATTTTCGCCCGCACCCGCAGATCCGGGCCGGTGAATTCCCGACCTTGCAGCAAGTCACCGAGACCGGCGAGCTCAAGTATGGGTCGACGGCGGACACCGGTGAGACGCTCAGCGTTGTGCCGTACGGCGTGATCTTCTCGATCTCGCGCACAATGTTGGTTAACGACGATATGGGCGCAATCGATCAGATGCTTGGATCGGCCGGCGACGCGGTGCTGGTGTTCGAGAACAGCACCTGGTTCACGATGTTCTTGAGCGGCACCGGCGCCAATGGGCCGACGCTGCAGCAGGACGGCCTGCAGGTGTTCAATACCGCGACGCACCTCAATCTTGCGGGTACCGGCGCCGCCCCGGCGATTGCCACCATCGCCACCGCGCGACAGGCGCTGCGGCAGATGAAATCGATCCAGGGGCTGTACCTGAACGTACCGCCGCGGATCATTCTCACCGGCCCGATTCAAGAAACCAACGCCGACCAGATGGTGACCAACATCACCCCGACGCTGACCACCAGCGTCAACCCGTTCTCGGGTCGGCTGCGGTCGGTGTCGGACGCGAACATCACCGACGACAGTTGGTATTTGTTCGGTGAACCGACGCGGTTGCCCTGCTTCGCGCACGGCTTCCTGCGCGGTGCTACTGGCCCACGCGTGCGGACCTTCGAACCGTTCGGAGTGCAAGGCATCAAGGTCTCGCTCGAGCACGACTTTGCTTGCGGCGCGATCGATTTCCGATCCGTCTACAAGAGCCCGGCTTTCTAACCGGGCCTCCCCTCGCCCGCACGGTCTTTCCATCCAAAGGAAATAAAGAATGAAGACTCAGGTCCAACAGGGCGACGCCCTGTATGTCACCGCGCCTGCGGGCGGAATGACGAGCGGCAACGGCTACACGTTCAGCCACGTGTTCGGTATCTCGGCCTATTCGTGCGCGGTCGGGCAAACCGGCGTGATCTGGATTCGCGGGGTGTTCACCGTGAACAAGAACGCCCCCGACACGTTCGCCATGGGCGACCTTGTCTACTGGGACAACACCAACTTCCGCACGACGTCGACGGCGACCAGCAACCGCGCCATCGGCGTGGCGAATGCCGCCGCCGGCGCCGCGACGACGACAGTGCAAGTCGTGTTGCTGCCAACGCCGGTGTAATGGCCCTTTCCTTCACTGATCTCGTGCTGGCGCCGTGCATGGACGCGTTTGCCTTGCAGGCATCGTTCTTGCCGGTGGCGTCGCAGCCGGGCGTTCCGGCTACGCCCGTGCGCGGGGTGTGGAAGAAGAAGGCGGTCATTTTCGATACTGGGACCGGCTACCACACGACCACGCAAGCCACGTTCGGCATTCGCCTGTTCGAGTGGCCGACCGACCCGCCGCAGAAGTACGACCTGATCACCATCGCCGATCCGCTGGCGGCGCCGGAAGCGTGCACGACCTGGATTGTTGACGACGTCACGTCAGACGGCCAGGGCGGCACCATGCTGGCGATCAAGCGCAAACCCAGCGGGGTGCCCGGGCCGTGACCATCAACAACGGCGCTGGGTTCGTGCGCCGTTGGAACCCGGCCTCGCCCTGGCAGATCAAGAACGACGCCTTTGCCGCGCTCGACAAGCTGCCCGGGTTCAGCAAGTTCTACCGCGACCTGACCTACCCGACCAACGACGTCGACTGCCCAGCGCTGATCGTCGCGCTCGGCCCGGATCGGGCCAGCGCCGAGGGCCAGGGCAACCAGGGCGTTCCGCACCTGCGGCACGTGGTGACGTTGTTGGTCAGCGTCGTCGCCCTGGCCGAGAGCGACATCGTGCTCGACGGCAGCATCCATGAATTGGCCGACGAGGTGCGCGCCGCGCTGTTCAACAACGGCGATTTCATGCGCGAGAGCATCGAGAGCCTCGACGGCATGGATACGCAGATCCTGCGCCCGCGCGAATCCGACATGAACTTCATGGAGGTGCGCATGCTGATCTACTGCACCACCGTTTCCTACTGGCTGCCGAAAGCCGAGGTCGACCTGCGCGAGATGCAGATCGCCCGCAAGCTGTCCGAAACCGAGACCGCAGGCGCCCCGCCCGGGACGCTGCCGCAGCCGCTGCTTGACGACGTGCTGTTCCCTGCCAGCGGCACCGACGATTACGCCGAACAGCCGGGCACCCCCGGCGCCACCTACGAAGAGGATGATCCCCAATGAAACTGTTTGTACGAGCGGCGCCCGGCCACGAGTTCATGATCGGCAATGCCGCACTCGGCCATCCCATCGACGGCCCGGTCGGTAAAGACGGTTCCTACTGGGAGTCGGACTTCTTCACCTTCCGCATGCGCAACGACGGCGACATTGTTGTTGATGACACGGTCGAACCGCTGACCACCCGCGCCCCGGGACCGGAAGCGCTGCGCGCGGTCTCCCGCTCAGGTGAACCTGAGTAACTGAGTTTCGCATCGCGGCTTGCTTGCTGGCGTAGAACAAGCGGACTTCCCGGATAGACTAAAGCGCGCCGCTTCTCTGATAGCGCGGCCCGTTGCTCCGGTGTCCATTTCTTGCCTTTAGCGGGTGACTTGCCGACGCGCTTGGCGCGCATCTTGGCTTTGGCTTCGTCGGAATGCGTGCCTTTGAAGAATCCGCCTCGCGCTTTCGCCATCTCGCTCATTTTGGCGCGCCATTCTGCGGATTTGGGTTTGCCTTTTGCTGATGCGGATTGCTTGGTTTTGGATTCTTCCGAGCGGACGTGACCGGTCAATGTAGCGGCGATTTTGGCGCGGTGTTCAGCGGAGACAGTTCGACTCTTTTGGGCGGCACTCATGTTGGCGCGGGCTTCATCTGAGAAATGTCTGCCCTTGATTGGGCTTGGTTTGCCGGTCTGGCGTTTAGTAGCGGCTTTGCCAATGCGCGTCTTC